GTTATACTGTTCGCATCGACCGAGTAGACGTTGATGCTAATCTTCAAAAGATTATCACCTCTGCTTACTTGGTCATTGCAGTGCCGACGACCGCCGAAGATGCAGCAATCACAGCTGTGATTGCTTCATTTAAGGCAGCTGTCGCCGACGCTAACTTGATTACAAACGTTCTCAACAACGAAAAGTAAGGTTTTCCTTACTCTTTGTCGAGAGTTAACAGATAGGCAACATGGACTCCATGGAATATGCATGCTATAGAACATACATACGTTAGCCTGCTAGCAGATGTGGCTTCTTCATCTGGATACTCTGAAATACGAGGATCTTATGAAGGGTTGCAATGGTGCCTCATAGAGGCTCCGCAGCTAGAGAAGTATATATTGGCCTGCCTAGAGAAGGATGAAAGTCCCGATCTAGGTAGATTCCCGTATTGGCTTAGGCGTCTCGCAGCAGGTTCCGTTAAGGACCCTGTACAACTGCGATTGCTTAGGCAGCTTCTTCTGTTTTGCTACAAAGCTTATGTTGAACACGACGACGAAACCTCAAAGAAAGCCTTTAAAGCTTTCGCTGAAGTCAACGAACAGACCCGAATTGCAGGAGAGAATTTTTCGAAATTTTCGCCAGCTCTTCTCGATCTCGCTCGTAAGTTCTGCCAGTCTGTCCTCTATCGATTCGATGAGAAGAATATTCTTCCTTCTCATGGACCTGGTGCGTCTACTACTCCTAAAGAGAAGTGGACGTATTGGTTTGATTCGATTAATTATGTGTACCCTTATTCTGACTACATGGCTCTCTATTTTAATAGTGATCACGTGGGTCAATTTGATGAATGCACATATGGACGACATATCAGCTCCAAGCTTATAGCTGTCCCGAAGGACAGCCGTGGGCCTAGGTTAATATGTGTACACCCTGCTGAAGCCATTTGGATTCAACAAGGTGTACGACGGCAGCTTGAGAGAGCAATCTCCCAAGTTCGCTATCATAAGGGAACATGGCCGCGAGGCCGTGTTAACTTTGATGACCAGAGTATCAACGGCCGTATTGCCTTAACTTCAAGTCGATCGAAGCGTTATGCTACGATTGATATGAAGGAAGCAAGCGATCGTGTATCCGACGTTCTTGTACAGTACCTCTTTGGGAGGAAGTATAAGTATTTCGGATGCTGTCGGGCCCAGAAGTATGTTAGCACTCACTCCTGTTTGCAGGGTGTGGATGATAACATACATAGCTATGCTCCGATGGGGAACGCAACTACGTTTCCTGTTGAAAGCCTGGTTTTTTGGGCTATCTGTTCAGCATCATTGCAGTACCACGGGTTTCATCAACCCGGTGCTGTATTCGTGTTTGGTGATGACATCATTGTTCCGGCCGAAATGGCCGAGGTCGTTATTAATGACCTCGAATCATTTGGGTTGGTCGTCA